CCCAATAAGTTCCGCCAGAACTGACGCAACCTGCTCTTTTGTCATTACCCCAACAGCATTTCCGGCCGCGTTAATAGCGACAAAAGCGGATATGTCTTCCAGCTTGGGAAGAGCCAGTGTAGACTTCTTCAGTAGCTCCGTTTTCGACACCTTATGCGGAACGCCGTTTGTATCGTACACCTGTACCGTTTCACCATCTTCTGCTGTAGTCTGTTCCATTATAGCCTTTGCATTGTCCAGAATTTTATCTGTTGTTTCGCCGTCATACCTTGAATCGTATTTTTTATCGTCCATATCGTTTTCAATTTATCATTAAGATTAATAAGATTACTAACACTGTGTAGATTATAATTGCCTTGTCCATCAGCTTGTATAATTGATTAAAAAATATCCGAAATATGGAACCTTAGCCACCAGTAGTATTATTGAATCGCCGACAGCCAAAGTATAACTTTGCACACTTCCGTTCTGGTCGTATATTCCGGCCAACGTGACGTTTTTAGAGCCTGCAAGGCATCTGAAAACCAACATAAGTCCGAAATCAGACGGAAGGCTGCTCATACCAAACATACTTGCGACCTGCGACTCATCCGGAAGGGTCACATTATATGCGCTGCTGGCATATATAAAGAAGATATTATTCTGTGAGAAATCAATCTTGTAGGTGCTGCCTGTAATGTTAAGCCTTCCGATCTTGGTTCCAATAAACGCAGTTGCCATCAGTGGAGCATTGCTTTTCAGCCCATAGTTTTTCGTTCCACCAGATACTTCAATAAACAGCCCATAATTGGCCACGTCAAAACCATATCCGCCATACGTATTCGTCTGATTGTTTATGATTCTTCCCGCAGCTGTAAAACCTAAAGCTGTCGCCGGAACAACATTTTTACCTATTAATACATAAGAGCTTGTGTCACCTACACGAATCATGTCACTATAAATTGACAAACTACCGCCACCTCCGGATGCCGTTGCTTCACTACCGATTCGGCCATTTGCCAGTTCAAATCCTCCGATAGACCCCCTTCCCAAAGATCCATCCGCACCATCAAGATGCTTCACCTTCAGGTTTTCTACGTCTATGTATTCGGCCTTCAGCACGGGACGTCCATTTTTATCAGTAGTAAAAACAGCGATTGGATTACCAGACGTATTGGTTACAAAGAAATTATCTGCATGTACCGTTACAGTCCTATCTTTGACGTTGATTCCTGTATCTTCCAGTTCAAGGCTTATTTCGTCCTTTGCTACCTCTACAACTGATTTACCAGACGATAGCATGAGTTCGCTAAATCTTCCGACTAACTTTCCATCAGACAGACTGAGGTAATTCGTTTGTTCCCTGTTACCGAGATAGGTACGTCCATACACATTGAAGTATCCCTCTTTTTTCACACGGTCGTATCCAATCGTGACTATATCTTTCCCGGAGAGGGAGTAACTGTTGATTCCCTGATAGAAGATAAGAGAAGGCGCACCGTCTCCGTATGCAGACAGCACGATTGCGGACTGGAAATCCGTGTCCGATATGTCTCCAAGTTGTACAACCACATCACCCTCCTTGGGAATATCACTACCTTCGTCACAATGATTCACAGACACTTCTATCCAATTATCACCGACGGCAGTGACTAACCGCCACCAGTAATGATTACTAACATTCTCATAGACTCCGGATTTGATATTGAATGACTGGCTGCGTACCAGGTTACCCACACGGAAACGGTTCTCGATTGCTTTCTCACCATCGTTTGCAAGGAAGTAACAGCGGTACACGGCGCCATGTGCGCTTGGCTGTACGTATGCTCTGCTACCATCTGAATAGTATTTCGCGCTACCATCTGAGTAGAAGAACGGGACCGCATCTATACGCTCTACCTTTGTTATCGTAGCCCGTGCTCCGCTTGCATTGAACATGAAGGAAGCTCCTGCCAGCTCGGTCTCCATTATGCTGAGCAGCTGGAAAATGGCTTTCTTTCGTACATACAGTTTGTCAATCCATCCGACAGAATCACCATTTTCATCGCTATAGAATGACATGCCGGCACCCATCATTCCAGTAACAAAGTCGGGAGATGTAAGGAAAGGAGATATGATACCGCCAAGAAGTTTCATCAAAAACTCCGTACGGTCAGGTGCATCCTTACGAAGATGTGTCTTCAACGATTTTAATGCACTGAATATATTCTTATCAGACGGCGTTTTTTCATCGAACGACCGGATTACATCATATACATATTGTTCAGCCTGTCTGGCTACCTCATACCGTAGCGAGTTCAGCGAGTTATCTACCGAGGATTTCCACCCCGACCCTACTTCATCCGAGCAGGTAATCGTAGCCTGGCACAAGTCATTCAGCTTGCGCTGCACCTTGGTAATACGTGTATCCTTGTATCCTCCGGTAGATCCGAAATACTGTTCTGACAGCAGACGCACGTTCCATCCGATGCGGAGCGGTGTATTATTCTTTTCTATGTAGTTCCGGTCAGTGGTTCCGGTGTATTTGTTCGGGTCAAAGCTGTAAGTATTCAGGAAGTCATCTACCGCAAGCTTGTATTGCTGTTCCGCTGCGGTGATGTATTCCTGCGGCATGGCAAAGTTCCATGGTATATACTTGTCACCTGGATTGGGTACAATCACACCTCCAGGAATCTGAGTCGTTTCATCAGGGTACACGTTGATGATTTCCCACTCCCGTGTGTCTTCATGCCATGCCGCCTGGAAAGAACCGTCAGTTCCACGACCTGCCAGCTCGCCAGTCTGGAACTGTAACATATAGTCCAGATCCGGAATCTCGTAGTCTTTCGGATTCCAGTTCATTCCATTATCTTTGAAGTAATATACGGTGTACTTCCGTCCTTCCTCACTCGTTTTCTCTTCCGTACGAACCGACGAAACCGTACCCACATACTGAGGATATATCTCAGCAAACGCAGCTTCTTCCGTTTCTTCCTTCACGCCGTACAAATTTACGTTTTTGTCCACATATATTTCCCGGCTTGGAAGTTGCAGACGGGAATACCCGTACTTTGTCGCATCAATATTGCGTGTGCTGCCCAACGGGAACAGACGGGTAAAGAATTTCACTTCCCCGTTATCTTCCTGTGCCAGATTGGTAAGTCCTTGAAGGTATCCAAGCTCCACCACTTCGCCACGTTCAGCCTTGCAAAGATTAATCACATAACCGTCTGCCCACATTTCAGTGCCGAATGTGGCGGCGATGCCATTGCTGCCGAAAGCCGCATCCCAGCACTTCACATTCCGGTAATCAATCACCTTGTTTTCGGCGGTAATCACTGTTCCGATGCTCCACAGATTTCCACCGGCACGGCGGTTCATGTTATCAATCCACAACTGAAGGTGTTCACGAGGCCCACCGTCGTAACTGAATTCAGACGTGGTTCCGCCTTCCTGGAACAGCATCAGTGTATCTTCCGCATCATGTATCGGTGCATAGAACTTCACGCTGTATTCATAAGTCTGTGTGTTCTTTTGTTTCGGACGATAGCGTGACTTTACCTTGTATCGAACGCCTTCCACCTCGATGTAGTCATCCACATCCAGCGGCACGTATTCGGTATGGGTGAAGGATGCAGATACGCTGCATTCTCCGCCTATTTCTTCCGTGACACTGGAAGAAGAGTTCGTGCTGGCTGTCAGCCGTAGGTTGTTGGCTTTATCGTATATTTTCAGTTCCATTTAAACAGTGTTTAATCAATTACTAAATAGAAGGCTGCGGCTCCATGAATTTTACGGAAAACAGCACATAGAACCGGTCTCCTTCGTAGCTTTCGTACCATTCCGGATCTGCCGGCATATCCTGATAAACCATATTGTAGGTTCGGTAATTCTTCACAGCGATTGCAAGCATACCCGACGTGATGAGCGTCATCATGCGCTGGTATTTGTCCAGTCGGTCGGATGCGGAGTTTCCACGAAGCCAGAACTGCAATGTACGTTCGATGCTGCTCAGCTTCACGTTCGGATTCTGAGGAAGCTCTACCCCATTCCTTTCTCGGAAATCGACGGTAGTAATATCCTTTGCCTTTGGCATTCGAAGCAAAGCATCCATGTTCACATGTCCGCCTTCTTCCGTCTCACCAAGGAAAGCACCGTATTCCGTCCATGCGTCTGTTCCGTTGATTAAAAGAAATCCTGTCAGGTCCATATTATTTCAGTGTTATACCGTTCAATTTCATGTCGCTCAATATATCGTGTATCTCCACCAGATGCGCAGTGTGACCGGCTATGGTGGCCAGTGTCTGGCTATCCTGTTTCTGTGTATTGCGGATTTCCTGCACAAACTTGTCTGTATTGGCCAGGTGTGTCTGCATGTTCCGTCCCATCCCTTCAAAAGTGGATATGCTATCCTGACTCATGGTGGTCAGTGCACCGCTGCTGGGAGACTGACTGCTGCCAGAATTCTCCGATGAAGTCCATCCGAAATCTTTCATTATCTGTTCCCTTTCTGCCAGCATATCATTAATAACATCCTGATATTTGTTTCTTAATATACCGGCTTCATCTTTGGTCAGTTCACCTCCTGATTCTGCTTTTGTAGCCCATGTGTCATATAATTCCTGAATTTGCTGTTTGTATTTTCCAGCAATCAGAGAAGAGAATATGGCGTTCTGAAGGTATTTTTCAAAATTGTCTGCAAAATCCTGGTTGGTAGCATCCAAATCCGACAGCATGCTAACAAAGCTGCCACGGAATTCATCAAAGCTAACCCCAGTATATGCTTCTTTCTCTTGATTAGCAATCTCCTGCAACTGTTCGCTATACTTGTCTATATTCTGAATGTAGGTCACAAACTCAGAGTTGACAGCAGTCAGTACCGACACAAACTTTTCGTCCTGAAGAACTTTACCTATGACATCTTCATCCAATTTTATCACGTCACCAAATCCCTGTATATTTGCTCCAGTAAGCTGCGAAAGCCTTGCCCAATCCTGCGCACTCATTCCACGGTTTACCCGGTATCCAAGAGAGTGACTACCGATGCTTGCACCGCTTCCTGACAAAGCTTCCATCAACTGCCGCTGGCGTTCAATCTGCACGTCTACCAGTTTTTTAGCTTCTTCGGCTGCTTTCTGAGCTTCTGCACCATAATCAATGTCGATATATTGCTGTTTCTTGGAGATAAGCGAATCCCAAATGTCAATCAGTCCTTCATACTTTGATTTCATATTCTCGTACCCGGAATAATCGGCACCTCCGAAACCAAACAGTCCGGCTATCGTATTGCCTATTCCAGTCAATATACTAACTGACCCTGTAATAGCACTGAATGGTTTTGTCAAATCAATGCTTTCCAGTCCACTCATTACCTGACTGACTCCGTTCAATGTCTCACTCACCGCTTCCGGAACTTTTACGCCAAAGTTTCCTAACATATCCACTATGTCGTTTCCGGCATTGACGATTGCCATTCCTTTCTGTCCGATAGAATTTGCCGCATCAGTCAGACTCTTTTGGGCACTGTATCGTTTATCCTGAGCAGCACGAAGTCTTTCCTCGGCTTCGGCCTGAGTAATCAGCTTACGTGTAAGGGTTCCGGTTGCTTCGTCATATTCTTCCACGATAACGCTTCCGCCTACTTGTGCCTGTTGAAGAAGGTTCTGAGCAGAACGTACCTCATCCATCGCAGACTTGTAATCTTCGTACCCCTTCTTCATTGTTTCGAACGGGGAACGGTCGGCCAGCTCGGAATCTATATTATTGAAAGCATCCATTACCTCCTTGTAAGATTCGGGGCTGATGTCATCGCCTATTCCTTCCAGGTATTGTTTCAGCTTCTCACGAAGGCTTTCCAGTGTATCAGTAGACACACGCTCCAATTCACCAAAAATCTTGTCCCAGTCCATCCCTTTCTTCATTTCCTCAAAGTCCAGGCTGGCCAGCTTGTCGTCACGTTCACGGGTTAATACGTCGGCCTCTCCTTCTGTTTGCGCAGCGGCAATCTTCCGGGCGTAATCCATTGCAATGGCCAGACGTTTCTCCTGATACGTTCCGTATTGTTTATTGTAGTCGATAAGGCTCTGCGTGGCCTTGTCGCGATATTCCTGTTCAATCTGATATATCTTTTCGTTATACACCTGTTCTGCCAGCATACGGTTGGTGTTCGCCGTATTCTTTACCTCGTCGTACTGGCTCTGTGGGATATTGTCACCTTGCTTGCGCGCCTGATCCATTTTGGCAAGCATATCCCGTTCCTGCTTGTCAATGTCAGCCACAGACTCATCGTATTCCTGCTTTGCCAGTGCCATACGCTTGGCAATACCTTCCTGCATAATCTGTATGCGGAGTTTTTCAGTAGTCTGCTGTGCTTTTACGCGGGCATCGGCAAGCTGGAAGGCGTAGTCGGTTTTCTCTTCTTTCTGCTTTTTGGAGCTACCAGAGAAATCAGTGGTGTAAGCCGATGTGTCTATCTGTTTGACTATACCCTCTACTGTTTTGTTGTTCTTTGCAATTTCTTCAGAATACTTCTTTATATTTGACATACGACGCTCGTATTCTTCAATCAATTGTCCTTCCGCTGTATTGCTAATCCATGATTTTGCAGCACTATCTACAATGAAACTTCCTTGGTTTACCTTACGATAGTTTTCCCACATCTTATCACGTTCTTTCAAAGCGGCTTCGTATGCAGTTCTATTTTGATTTGTCCAATTTGTATCAGCATTAATACCACGTTGCAACTGAAAGTTTCTCTTAGAATAATCAGCTACAATATCTTCTGCAGCCTGCGCCTGACCTTTACGTATAATTGCCTTTGTCAGTTCATCGTACGCAGATGCGGCATTCCCCGCTAAAATGGCTTCATTGCTTAGTTTACCGAAATAATCTGGATACATTTTTTGAAGCTCATCTACAGCCTTATTCCTTTCTCTCATTGATTTTGATGTATCCTGGCTAGCTGTATAAAGAATTCTAAGTTTTGCAGACTCTTCAGAAGCAGCTTCTCCTCCTTTTCTTCTGGAAGTGTTCAATGATTCCTGTAGCTGTTGAGTTTCTGATAGTTCTTTTTTTACTTTACCAAGGTTCTTAACCCAATTACCAATTTCTTTTCCATATACAACACCCAATGAAATTAGAGCGATTAAGGCTGTCTGAGGGGAAAGCAATGCTTTTCCTAGCTGTTTCCATACCGGCACACCCTTTTGTCCTGATGCGGCCAGAAGTTCGTTCTGCTTGCGCACATCGGCAATGGCATCTGCCAGCATAGGAAGGTTGTTTGAAATTGCCAGGATAAACATCTGCGGACCCATGGCAAGCGAAGGAAGTTCTCTTGCTACCTGGCTGAACTGCATCTTCAGGTTGTTTGTCTTACGGATGACAGCTTCTGTGTCGATGTCGATTGAAGGTGTTTTTGCAACCTCCTCTTTTGTTTTCTGCAAGTCTTTCAGGCCGGCCTTCAATCCATTAATCTGGCCCGTCAAAGCCTGCACGTTTGCAGCCTCCTGAGTGTAGTTTTTTCCGGCCTGCTTGTTCGCTTCAAGCTGTTTAATCTGCTCGGCACGTACCAGTTTCAATGCGTCAATCAGTTTTTGAGTCTGATTTTCCACATCATCCACATTCTTTCCAACGCTCTGTAGTCCGGCCTTGGTCAAGTCTTTCATGAATATTTCCAGTTCAACGGGTACTGCCATGATTCCAATTTATAATGATGAATAATCAGTCCTTTACCGCATAATTGGTAAAGAACTCCATCGGGTTCATTCCCTTTGTCTGATTGGTGTTTTCTGTTGTTTGTGTGCGACTGTTTCTTTGTTTTTCACGTTCCTCCATTTCACGGATCTGCTGATTAATGTCTGGTTTCTTCGGAGGAACCCAGTGAGGCATGTCTGCCATCATGAGCTGAAGTGTAACTACATTTACCTTATCCAGAATGTAGTCAATGCTCCATCCTGTTTCCGTGGCAATCTGACCTACTACGCCGAAAAGGCTATGCGAAGGTTCCGTATGTCCCTTCTTTAACTCCTCTTGTCGTTTGCGCTCTCGTTCCGGCTCGCTAAGGGCTGCATCTTGTTCAGAGCTGCTGCCGATGCGATAATAATCCCGAAAGACGTGGTAGATGTACTGTTCAGCACCTGTCTCCAGGAGGCTGCAAGTTCGTCGGGTGTCATTAGTTCCCGTAGCATCCAGGCCACTATGCGGTTCAGCACTCTTCCCAGTACAGGCCCTCTCACAATTCCGTATGCTACAATGCGGCTGATGTCCTTTCCATGCAGGAAGACAAACCGGATACGCTGGTCCAGGTCGTATGCATCATATTCTTCCGGAGTCACCCCGATTCGGAGATAACGCTTGCTGATTCGTATCAGACTGCGTGTGGTAGGTGTCTTCATCGTAATGCGGAACGGACGTTTCCGAAGTACCGTATGAAGCGGCAGGCTGATTCCCCCGTCACTGAGAGAGATGCCTGCCAGCAGTTCAATATCTTGTGCCTTCATCATGCCTTAGCGTCTGCGGTTGTGTCAGATGTGTCGGGAACCACACCGGGAGGATAGATGCGGTAACGTCTTTCCTTGCCGTCGGTTGGCTTCAGCATATCCACACGGATACCCATTGCCAGCACATTCTGCATGTTGATACCGTTCTGCCATCCGTTACGGCTCAATCGGGAGTTGAATACCCGGAAACTGTGGCCTGAATGCATAGTGATAGTCAGTACGCCATTGGCTACCATCTTTGTCGGTGGTGTATAAGAGCCGTCAGCTTCGGCTTTTCCACCGAACACATTCACCATGTTTTCCGCATTCAGCTGGATAAGGTTCATTGTGAACGCATCGCTTCCCGGATTGGTCATGATGCTGTCTACCGGTCCGTCTGTTACTTGTGCGGCCATCACATCCATAAAGGTAGGCGCATTTCCTGCCGGCTGCATTCCGTTTTCATCCAACCAGCCCAACGTCTTTTCTTCACCTCCTTCTCCGGAAGGCTTGAAAGTCACTTTCGCCACGCCGTACATCAGTCCGTTGCTTGTATCTGCCATAATATTATCGTTTTTAATCGTGTTTTAAATATCGTTTAATCAGTTGCCAGATAAAGAAAATTCCCAGTATGGTCAGGGCTGTTCCTGTCAGCCATCCCTGCGCTCCCGGGCGTGTTTCCTTCACTTCATTGTTCACAGTTTCATCGCGTATGCGGTGGTCTGTTTCCGTACGAGTCAAGGTCACCTGTCTTCCTGTACTGTCGGCTGTTGCCGTGACGTTCACGCCACCTTCTCCGTCCGATTGTATGTCAATACTCAGACCGTCGTTCCGATAGCTCAGCCCGAATCCGGCAGGAAGTTTACCCAGGTTCAGCCACTGCTCCGCACTCACCGAGCAGGTCGCCGTCCTCTTCGGGACCGGCTCGTAAGTTGTTTGCTCGGTTACGCTCGTTCGGAGGCTGTCCGAGCGGACGGTTTCCGAGCTGGCCTTTCTGCTGCTGGCGCAGGAAGATAATGACAGGACAGCGGTCAGCATACTTGCAAGTATGTAGTTTGCGTAAAGCCGTTTCATGGTTAATATTTCTTTCGTTTTGTTTCTGTAATTGTTTGCTTATTTTCAACACCGTTGCACTCAGATCATCGTAAAGAGTCTTGTAAGTGCCTTCGGTTTCCTTCACCGCACGGACTTGATACACCTTCCTGTCACGCCACCAGGCAATGGCAGTTACAAGCCAACCGGCAGGAGCCAGCCAATCCATGAGTGACTGTAACAGGGTCCAATCCATAATGCTCTATTCTTTTTGAAACAATGCTCCGACAGCCTTAATCACATCATAGAATCCGCATCCGCTGAGTCCGGCCGCCAGTCCGTAAATCAGCACCTGCCACCAGATATAGCCTGTAAGTAACGGAGTGAGTTGCAACAGCCAGACAATAATACATACTACCATGCCCACACCGCATGAAATCAAAATTTTGGCCAGCTTGCTTGCGGAAATAGCCGGAACAACTTTCAGAATCTGTGTCACCAAGGTAGAAACCAGGGCTACGATTCCCGTAAAGCTTCCCAGGTCGATAAGGAACGATGTTTCAGGTTCTGCAGCCGGAAGTACGGTCTGCGCAAATGAAGCCAGTGTTGTAATCAGACACAGGCAGAAAAATAAGATAATCCGTTTCATTTTGTTGTGCTTTATGGGCGTAGCATTTGGCATACTACGCCATGGTTATAGTTTCAATATTTGTTTCCGGTTGTTTCCGTCGCGCTTGTAAGACACATGCACCCAGGAATAATTCTTTTCGTCGATAAGCTGGTCAAAAGGAAGATGGCTTTTGATGTAATCAAAGAGTTTACGGTTTTCTTCCTTGCTTCCTGCTGTAATGTCGGCAGCTTCACCTTTCAGATGCTGGCTGCTTGCCGCACCTCCTACCAGCCGGTTCAGTTGCGGACAACGGTACCCTGAATTGACGGTAATAGGTTTTCCGTACCATTCGCGAAGCGGGTCAAGCACATTGTCGGCAAGGGCTTTCAGATTACCCGCCTCCTGAAGAGACGGTGTATTCTTGATTCCATGAGCGTCGGCAGTGGTACTGGCACAAAGTTCACCCATTGTAAAGTGTTTCATACCTCATCATTCCTCCTTATGCTTCAAGTTCCTCACCGGCTGCAGGGTCTTCCTGTAACTTTTCTTCCAGTCCGCTCACGCCATTCTCTCCTCCATCAGACATAGCCATGGCCATTTTGGCAGCTTCAGCTTCGCGTCTGGTCTCAGCCCAGTTCTTGTCAGGTTCTCCGCTTTGGTCGGATGTCTGTGCAGTAGAACCGTCATAACTGTAGATGGCACCGATAGCCTCCATCTTTTTCGGAAGTACGATGTAGTAGTGACGGAAGTTCACTTCGTTCTGCTGGTAGTCCGGGTTGGTCTGTGCGTCGCGGTAATACATCTTGGTGCTACCCTGTGCACGGAACACACGCTTGGTGTAGAAGCAGAAGGATGCCTGATGGTCAGTGACCGAAGGCGAATTCTTAAACGGAACTTTTGTGCCTTCCTTGGTGAAGTACGGACAGTTCTCAAATTCGTACACCTCGAATCCGTACATGTTGGCAATCTTTCCGGTTGTGTAGTTGTAATACTGGTCACGGAACTTCTGGTCGTCTTCCAGCAGGTCATTCACGTGGTCTGAGCAGAGCACCAGACGGCGGCCTGCGGTGGGAACCTGCAAGGCATCCAGCTTGCGTTTCAGTGCGATAATATCCTTTCGGGTACATTTCTTACGTCCGTTGTCATCTTCACCGGAAGTTGGCACTACCGGAGTTTTCGCCGTGTTGCTGTTCGGAGCCAGCGCATGGGCCGCTTTCTTAAACTTGGCGATGGTGATAGCATCGCCGTGACGCTCAATCACGCTTCCCATCTTGTCGTAGGAGATTGCAAAAAGCTGGTCGTCGGATACGGGTGTCTTCTTCGTCTGAAACTTGTCAAGGCCCAATGCAATATCTCCGTCTTCCAGTTCCTGTGTGGCAATGGGATACGTGGTGTTGTTAATCAGCACGTCCGGGTCGCCGCCCACATCTACCAGGTGTACCACTTCGTTGTTCACCGCAGCCGAATAATCGGACACACCATCCAGGAATGAGGCGGTCATGCCCCCGCGAAGCTGCTTCACCAGCTCACCCGTCCAGACTTCTGTATAAACACCTTCCAGGGCTGCACCTTTCGGAAAGAACTTGCCCAGTGCTATCGGTAGCACCACGCCCACAATCAGCCCCCAGAATCCTGCATTCGGAATTCCAAGGCAAGCCAGGATAACGATACTCATCAGCACATTCACCAGTGTGCCGGTTACGAATTTTACGATTTCTTTTCTCATGTTCGTGTTTTAATTTGTGTTCAACAATCAGTTAAGTTCCGGACAGTCCACACCGTATTCAGCCTTGTACAGCCTGCGGTACTGCTGCGGGTCGTTCTTTCGCATCAGTTTCAGTTCCTCTGCCGGAACTTCGCTCAGTTTTTTCCAGTCGCCGGTTGCCGTCGGCAAGGTATCGCGGTTCAATACCATCGACGGCTTTACTGTGCCGTGCATAGCTTCGAAGGTCAGTTTCAAGCTTTCCTGGCCGACTTTCTTTCCCAGCTCGATAAAGTGAGCTTTCTTCCCGGATTCAATCTTTCCGGCAGTCACGGCTTCCTCCACCAGCGACGTAATACCTGCCAATCGTAAGGTGTCAAGCTCCTTTTCCAGTTTTTCTTTCTCGGTACGCAGGGATGTGTTGGCCGCCTGGTAGCCGAGCAATACGTTAATCTGTTTCTGCACTTCCTGCAGTGTGGCGGTATCCGCCAGCCCCAGCATCAGGGCGATGGTTTTCAGTTGTTCGTTCATTGTCTGTAATGTTTGGTTTTCATTAAAGCTTTCCTTCAACAGCGGCAGGTCGCATCCGCCTCCTGCATCCAGCCTGATTTCCCGCCCCTCGTATGAGAGCCGGATGTTGTCGTCGTTTCCGCCGATGTCCACCATGCTGTATTCCATCAGCTTGCAGCGGGTTACGGTAGGACGGGTTTGTCCGGGTTTCAGCAAGGCAGCATCTTCGCTTGTTTCCAGTATCTCGAAGTTGGGCGAACCCATACGTAGCGTGCCCTTTTCCCATTGCTGCTTTGCCAGACGCGATTCTTCGCGTACCTCATCAAACCAGGGTTCGCCGGTCACTTCTCCATCCGCTACGCGTATATCCTTTATCATTCCTATTACCACGCCCCGCTGGTGCATCCAGAGCAGTACGGGATTCCGGTTAAACTGCGTCAGGTCGATGCCTTCGGTACGGATCCACGTGCCGTAGCAGTTCAGCGTTTCGTTCGATATTCTGATTCGTTTTGCCATTTTTCCGTTCGTTTGACGCAAACTTACTCTGCCTTTCCCGTCCGGGCAAAAAAGTGTGTAACGGTTGCAAAGAAGTATGTAAATGATGCACTGTTCTCTGTAACGGTTGCACCCCTTTTTCGTGGATGCACGAAAATGGATGAACTTTGTCGTAAACGAATATTAAATACAAGGTAAAACATGGCTAAAAACGACACAAAACAGGAGCTGGCACGGGTGCTCTACATGAGCGGACTTTCGCAGGAAGAGATTCTTCAGAAAGTGGAAGTGAGCCGTCAGACGCTCAGCCGGTGGATAAACACCCTGGGCTGGAAAGAGATGAAGGCGGCACGCAACATTACCCGTCCGGAACTGGTGAACAAGCTGCTGTCTTCCATCAACTCCCTGCTCGACAAGGCAAACGAGCCGGGAAATGAGGATATGCTGGCCAGCCTGGGCGACAAGCTTATCAAGACGGCCACCGCCATCGAGAAACTGGAGAAGAAGGCCAGCGTGGTAGACCGTATCGATACGATGATCGACTTTGAGAATTGGCTGGCGGCAAACCGTGACAAGTATCCCCAGCTGACCAACGAACTGTTCCAGCTCGTAAACCAGCTGCACAACGATTACCTGAATGAACTCTTCGCCCAGAAAGGAGGCTAAGCATGACGGAACAGGAAAAGAAAGAAGCCCTGAAACGATGGCAGGAACACTGCAAGCGGGTGGAACGGATGACCTCGCAGGAACGGATGGAAACCGAAGCGGAACGCAAGCGGAACATCGCCCGTGCCCTGAAGGACTACGACTGTTTCTGCCAGCGCTACCTGTCGCATTATTGCCAGTGTCCGAATGCGAAATTCCATAACGAAGCTGCACGCTACATCGCCTCTCATCCCGAGCTGCGTCTGGTCTGCAAGTGGCCGCGCGGTCATGCCAAGTCGGTACACCTGGACATCGGCATCCCACTCTGGCTGAAGTTCCGGAGCGAACTGCACGTCATGGTACTGGTGGGCAAGAGTGAAGACAGTGCCGACGGTCTACTGGGAGACTTGCAGGCAGAACTGCAATACAACCAGTACCTCATCCGGGACTTTGGCGAACAATACAACAGCGGCATGTGGCAGGAAGGCGAGTTCGTCACACGCGACCAGTGCGCCTTTTTCTCCAGAGGCCGTGGCCAGTCGCCCCGTGGTCTGCGTTTCCGGGAGATGCGTCCGGACTACATCGTGGTGGATGACTTGGACGATGATGAAATGTGCCGGAGTGAGGCACGTGTACGTGAGATGACTAACTGGATAAAAGAAGCTCTGTTCGGCTGCTTCGGCGGAAAGGACGGGCGTTTCATCATGGTGGGTAACCTGATTGCAAAAAACTCCGTGCTGCAGAAAATCATTGACACGCCGACCGTGAAGACCATCGAAGTGAATGCCATCGACCGCAACGGGAATCCTGCCTGGCCGGAGTTCTACACCATCGAAAAGCTGCGCGACCGCGAGCAGTTCATGGGTTACCGCTCGTTCCAGAAGGAATATATGAACAACCCCATCACCGAGGGAGCCGTGTTCCAGGAACGGTGGATACGCTGGAGACGGATGCTGAAACTTAAATATTACGAGCAGATTGTGCTCTACATCGACCCTTCGTGGAAATCCTCCGGAAAGAACGACTACAAGGCTGCCGCCATGATAGGCCGTCCCAGGCGCGGATTGAAAACCGCCTCACACCGGGAACTGCATCTGCTGCGTGCCTTCTGTCGTCAATGCAGCGTGGGCGAAATGGTGCGCTGGCTCTACGATGTCTACGAATCACTGCCTGAAGATGCCGCGGTCAGCATCTATATGGAAGCCAACTTCATGCAGGACACCATCCTGGATGAATTTCAGCGTGAAGGCGACGCACGTGGCTACCAGCTTCCTATCATGCCGGACAAACGGAAGAAACCCGACAAGTTCGCCCGTGTGGAAGCCGTCAGTCCGCTGTGGGAACGTGGATACTTCTTTTATAACGAAAAGCTGAAGGAAGATACCGACCTCCGTGCCGGAATTGACCAGACGCTGGCCTTCGAGCAGGGAAGCCGGGCACACGATGACTTTCCGGATGCCTGCGAGGGTGCCATATATAAACTACAGAAACAAACCCGTGAGGCTTCGTTCACACCCCGGCTTGGCGTGCGGCGTCCTCCTAAGAATGCCTGGTAACCAACGACAGCTTTTACCTATTCATTTTCATTATTAATTATTCATTACACACATGTTTATCACCGAACAAGACTACATACAGGTCAGTGCCGATGCGCTGAGAATCATCCAGCAGGCCACGGACGACAACCGCCTGCTGGCCGAACGCCGTGCCATGGACCGGATAGCCAGCTACCTGGACGGACGTTATGACATGCAGGCGGCCTTCACCGCCGAAGGCGAAGCAAGGAACCTCGACCTCGTGGGACTGGTGGCCGACCTGGCACTCTACTTCATGGTGCTCAGTCTGCCGCAGAAAATGGGGTATGAAATCCGGAAGGAACAGTTTGAAAACGCCATCGCCTACCTGGAGAAGGTTCAGTCAGGCAAGGCGGTCATGAACCTTCCCGAACTGCAACCCACGGGCGAAGAAGGAGAACAAACCGGCGCCGGTATACGCTACGGCTCCGACAAACGTAACAATTATATCTGGTAACTACTATGGCAAAGAAACCGAAAATAGAATATCTCAACCGGATGAATGCCGCCGAAAGACGGCGCATCAAGGAAATGAGCGTCAAGCTCCAGCTGCTCACGGAAGCATTGACACGGCGTGACCTGGCCGACTGGCGGCGTGCATGGCAGATGGCTATCAACGTAGACAACCCAAACCGTACCCGTCTGCTGAATCTTTATACCGATGTAGATGCCGACCTTCACCTTACGGGCTGTGTGCAGCAGCGTATGGGCTTCGTGCTTAACAAGAGTTTCAAGCTGTGTGATGCGAAGGGAGTGGAAAACCCGGAACTGACCGAACTGTTTGAAGCGCCGTGGTTCAAGGAACTGATGCGCCTGGCATTGGAAGCCAACTACTACGGCCATTCACTCATTGAACTGGGTGACGTGGTGGAAGTGGACGGACGGATGGCCTACAACCGGGTCAGCCTGATTCCCCGTACCCACGTGATTCCCGAATACGGAGTCATCATCACCCACGAAAACGACACCTGGCAGGTGGGTTACGACTACCGGAACAGTGAGATGAAAGACTGGTGCATTGAAGCAGGCGGCACGCATAATCTGGGCCTGTATCTGAAATGCGCCCAGCAGACCATTCCGAAAAAGAATATGTGCTCGTTCTGGGATATGTTCGGAGAAATCTTCGGTATGCCGCTCCGTGTAGCCACCACTACCAGCCGCGACCCGAAGGAATACGACCGCATCGAACGGATGCTGCGCGACATGGGAGCAGCCGCCTACGGACTGTTTCCCGAAGGTACTACCATCGACCTGAAGGAAAGCACCCGTGCCGATGCGTTCAATGTGTACGACAAGCGCATTGACCGCTGCAATTCGGAAATATCGAAGGGAATTCTTACCGTGACCATGACCATGGAAGACGGTGCCAGCCTTTCGCAGAGCGAGGTACACCGCAAGATGCTGGACAATCTGATTCAGAAGGATGCCGACCTCATCCGCGACCTGGTGAACTGGCAGCTCATTCCCCGCATGATCCGTCACGGATTCCCGCTGACAGGATTCCGCTTCGCGTGGGATGAATCGGTAGACTATACGCCCGAACAGCAGGTGGCCTACGAGCGTCTGCTGCTGGAGCATTACGAAGTGGAGCCAAAATACTTTGTAGACAAATACAACATCCCGTTGAAGAGGAAGAAAGACACTTCCTCCATCACGGTGCCGGATATGAAGAAAACTACACAACAGAAGTCCGGAAAGGAAGAGCAGAAGCTGGTATTACCGGAAGGGGAACACCCTTTTTTCGACTAAGCCCCGAAGATTATAAGGGGCTGCATCAGCGGTACGCCGACATCCTGAAACTGGCGGCTGAGGAAGAAGAAACGGAAGAAGCCATGGAGTTCCCCACCCTGGAAGCCGGATGGATGCTGCTCATGGGATGGCTCTATCAGCAGGCAGAAGTATCGCCCGAAAGCCTGACCGTAGAAGAGGTGCAGCGTTTTATCCGTACTCATTCCGACGTACTGGACGGAGCGGTGGACACCGCTCTGAAGGAAGTCAAGCTGGACGACATATCGGTGCAACGTCTGAAGGAGTCGAACTACCTGTTCAGCGGTATCAAGACCTTCCACGAACTGAATGAGGCTTTTCCCTCCCTGCTGGATGAGGAAGGAAACAGAAAACCGTTTAATCAGTTTTTAAATGAAGTTCAAAAGGTGTATGACACCTACAACGTGCAGTACCTGCGTACGGAATACAACTTCGCCCAGGCATCCGCACTGATGGCCGCACGGTGGAAGCAGTTCGAACAGGACGGCGACCGCTACTACCTGCAATACCGCACCGTGGGAGACAAGCGTGTACGTCGTACCCACCGGATGCTGCACAACATCACCCTGCCCATCGAAAGCCCGTTCTGGGACAAATATTTCCCACCTAACGGTTGGAACTGCCGCTGCACCGTAGTACAGGTACGAAAGGAGAAATACCCCGTGAGCAACGAGCAGGAAGCCATGAACCTGGGCAGTCAGGCTACCGCCGGAAAGTATCAGGAAATGTTCATGTTCAATCCCGGCAAGCGGATGACCACCTTCCCGGCATACAACGGCTACACCCTGCGCAAATGTAACGGATGCGACTATCGCCCCGACAAGATGAAGCTGGCTGCCGACATTCCGGACAATGAGGTATGCCGGGCGTGCAGGTTACTTCAGGAAATGCGTGCCGGAAAAGAAAAGTTGCAGGAACAGCGTAAGGCTGCCCGACAGTGGGCTAAAGAGAATCTGGTCGGTAAAACCGTGCTGGTGCAGGGAATACAAAACCCTGTGGAATTTACCTCAAACGGTATCAAGGAAGCATTGAACCAGCCCCACAAGTATGTAAGGGCAAAGAATGAAGCAGTCTATAATCTGATTAACCTGCTGAAAGATGCCGAACACGTTTTGGAACGTCCGGATGAAAAGGGGAATCCCATGGTCATGAAATATCATTACCTGCGCATCCGCATAGCCGATGAGGATTCATTTGCCGTAATCCGGGAACTGGTGGACGGAAGATGCCAGTTTTATTCCATCGTGGAGAAGCTGAAAAAAAGAAAAGAGAGCGACTGAAGCCTTTAGTGAAGGATCTGCAATCCAACCCAGTACTTCGAGTCACTCTCTCTTCTGCAAAGATACGATTAATTCATTAAAAAACAATGCGTAATGGCTGAAAAATCAAATCAGGTAACCCGTGACCTCCAGCGGCGGGTAAACCAGCTGATAAAAGAGACACTGAAGGACATACGAACGGAAGCTTTGGATGAATTCGACCGGAACTTTGAGCGGGAAGCCTTCTTCAATGAAAAGTGGGCACGCCGCAAATTTAACGATGACAGGAGCCGGGGACTACTTGTCCAGACCGGAAACCTGCGCCGAAGCATTACAGGTCGTATCACCAGCCGCGACAGTGTGGTGATTGAAACGACTGAACCGTATGCCAGAATTCATAATGAAGGCGGAACCATTACCGTGACTCGGAAGATGAAGGCTTACTTTTGGTATCGTTATCAGACCGTAACCGGAGGAAAGGCTGCCGACGGATTCAGCAACAACCTGCAACGGAAGAAAAACTGCGCACCGCGCAACAACAAGCGGAACCGTGCGCTTACTGCCGAAGCAGAATTCTACCGTGCCATGGCTATGAAAAAAACCGGAAGCAAAATCACCATTCCCAAACGCCAGTTCATCGGGAACCATCCCGACCTGGAAAAACTGCTGAAAGAAATCTTTTACAATAACGCTAAAAACTTTGACACACTATGAGACGTATGCTTTATCTCGGCCTGACCGAAGCTTTGAAAGAACTGAAAGACGACGGCGGACAGCCGCTTATCCGGCACATTGACCTGTGGAATGAGCAGGTGGAATTCATCGAACAGGAAGAGCCGTTCGACACCCCGGCTGTGTTTATCGAATTCCGTCCCGTGCAGTGGCGCACATTAGGAGGAACCACCCAGCAGGCAGACGTTCCGTTCCGGCTGCATGTGGTCACCAAATGGAAAGGAAGCGCAAGGGACGGAAGCGTGTTTCAGGAAGAATCGCTGGCACGCTTTGATTTGCTGGATAAGATTGATGCGCACCTGTTCAATTTCTTCCTCTCTGTCCGAAATGAATCTGTCTGTATGACCCGCCGCACGGGAAGCAGCACCAACCACAACCACGAGGAACTGGTGGAAGACATCAGCGATTTCACCTGCCAGGCCACACAGACCTGTTAACCGAAAAGCGTCAGTTGCCGCTCTGCCTGGGCGATGCGTTCCGTCACGCGCGGATCGGCACTGGCGTTGATAATGTTGTAGAAAGTCTTTTCGCAGATGCGGTATTTCGGCCAGATATAGCGTCGCAGGATTTCACGGTTCGAAAGCCCGCTGCGTGCATGCTCATCGTAAATCCGCACAATATCCTGCACGCGGAAGGCATAGCTCATTCCCACTATTTTCTGACGACTTTTCCTGACCATATTACCCTACTGACTTTCCGCAAAAATACGAAAAAAACACACACAAATCAGCATATTCATGCATCTTACGCGAGTTCGAGATAATATTCAAAAAAGTAAAGAGCAGAAAAACATCCAACCTACAAAGGGTGGCCACAAAATGG